TAAGATTATTGTGGCTACCTATGGTGTTGCCGCTGTGGGTATTAATATCCCTAGGATTTTTAATTTGGTTCTTGTGGAACCCGGGAAAAGTTTTGTCCGCGTTATCCAAAGCATTGGACGTGGAATAAGAAAAGCCGAAGACAAAGACCATGTTCAAATCTGGGACATAACCTCAACTTGTAAATTTGCCAAGCGCCATTTGACCAAACGCAAACAATTCTACAAAGAAGCTAACTATCCATTCACTCAAGAAAAACTTGAGTGGATGAAGATAAAATAGTTGACTTTTCTGTTAGATCTCTATATACTACAAACATGCGAATACTTACCCTAGACAATGCTACCTACGATTTAGATCACCTGCCCGAAGAAGTAGATGACATGCGTTTTGCTATATTGGACAATTCAAATCCAGTAGATCCTGACTATCATTTTATACCACTAATCTTTTTGGAGAGCTTTAATGCTCCTGCTCTTGTGCTACGTATTGGAGAACACACTATCAAGATGCCTATGGACTGGCAAATCCTAATTGGTGAACCTGATGTTGGAGACTTAGAAGTATTGCCACTAACATCAATCAACGATCGCGGATTTAAAGTATTCCAATTCAATCCACTGACCAGTTTCCGACCCAGCTTTCCTGACATTGAAATCCTAGATGTGTACCACGAAGTCAGTTGGTATGCACCCAAACTCAAGAATGGTCAACTGTTGGCAGTGCCTGTTAGTGATGGCGCAGATCCTGACTGTGTTTATTTTGTCAAAGACGTCAGCCGTAATTGCGAGATTGTGGACTACAACAAGGCCTGGTAATGCCATACACTGAACCAGAAATATTTGAAATTATCAATCGCTTGGCCAGAGTGTATCTGGAAAGTTATCCTGACGATCGTGAAGGTCTAGAGCGTTTCCTGCGTTGGGCGCATTTGCAATACGGCTACCAGTATGGGAACCCTTAAACCGGGTGCCACATACATTTATGAACGTGTGGGCAATGAAGTGTATGCCCGAGAGTTTGGCGCTGGCCCTGCTGATCGCACATTGGTTGGATATGGGTATGATCCTCTTACTGGACACAAAATTGAATACGATAAACGAACATCAGACGGCAGGCCATTGCACGATCACCTAATGGAGGGCAAACTGTGGGGAGAGATTAGGCAAGCAGCTCGAACCAATCCCACTTTACAAGACGCATTAGAACGTGCTATAATAATCTACAAACTAACTAAAACCGATGAATAAAATTTATTGTAAAGCCCCCTGGACTAGTGTAAGCTACATGCCCGGCGGCAAATATTCTCCTTGTTGTGCCTGGAGCGGCGGCCAATTTAACAGTCGAGAAGAAATGACCAACTCAGTTGGTGGTGCGTTTTTTCGGGGAGAAGTTCCTCGTGAATGTGCAAATCAATGTCCTCCAGATGCCGAAGGCTGGCGAGGAATGTATAAAAATTATGCAACAGACTACAAAACACACAAGATACATTTTTTAGATTTTCGTAACAACAATCTTTGCAATTTAAAGTGTCGCAGTTGCGGTCCAAGATTCAGTACCAGCTGGGCTAGTGAAGTTGGTGTAGAAGACATAAGTTTGTACAATCCAATTGATGTTGCAGACATGGATCTAAGTGAGTGCAAACAAATTTATTTTGCAGGTGGTGAGCCACTACTCAATCCTCAACATTACCAGGTGCTTGAAAAACTAATTGCGCAAGGCGCTGACCCTGCAATAATGTACAGCACCAACATGACTGTGTTAGGTGCCAAATCAAAACATGTAAAAGATCTATGGCCGTCATTTAGTCGTATCAATGTTCATGCAAGTATAGATGCTGTGGGCAAGTATGCTGGCATAGTGCGCAGTGGCAGTGACTGGATTACCGTAGAACACAATTTAAAATGGATCCTTACTCAATCAAACTGCAATATTAAAATTGCCACTGTGATCAGTGCTATTAATATTTGGTGGTTACCCGAATTGTTAGAATACTTTAACTGGTTGACCCCGGATCAATTTGAACCTGTGTTGGCTAATGCAGACTCTGTTATTGGACTAGGAAGCATTCCAGATCAGTATCGCCCTTCGTTGATCACTATGTTAGAGCAGTCAAAATTTGCTGAACATATCAACATGAAGAGAGCAGTTGACGCTTTGCGCAATCAGCGTTATAATGCAACTAACTGGTATCGCTTCTTGGCTCAACAAATGATTCAAGACAACTACCGAAACGAAAACTGGTTTGACAATTTACCCGTCAAACATGATGTATACAAAGAGACATTACAAATTGGATAAACTGACCATTGCCAATGAGATGAAGATGTTTGACTGTAAAGTTAGATCATTTTACGACGATCTCACTCCTGAAGAACGCAAAAAGTTTTCAAACTATCTCATGATACGTTGGGGATCAGCAGTTGAAGGTTCAAGAGAATTGCAGGAGTTCTATGTAATTGCCACCAACGAACGACTGAACAAGCATTTTTTTAACGTGTCAAAACATCCAAAACTGCAATGGCTCATGGCTACTAGTGTGAGTCCAGATTTGGGATCGCAACGTCATCCCTGGATTGCGCCCAAGAAGAAAGTGGCAGGTGCTAGTGCCAAACGCAAGGCATTGGTAGCAATGTATCCGCACTACAAGGACGATGAGATAGAGGTAATGATGCAGATTGTGTCAGACAAAGAAATTAAACAATACTCAAAAGATTCTGGCGAAGATACAAAATGACTCAATGTCAATTCTGCAAGAAAGATTTTATCAAAGAAACTTCTTTGGCGGTGCATGTGTGTGAACCCAAGCGGCGCAGACAGGAACGAGCGGAGCGTGGTGTGGAACTGGGCTTTCAAGCCTACATACGTTTCTATGAGATGAGTCAAGGATCGGCCCGACTCAAGACTTTTGATGATTTTGCAGACTCACCTTACTATCGTGCGTTTGTGAAGTTTGGACGCTATTGCGTGAGCACAAGAACTATCAATCCCAAGCAGTTTCTTGAGTGGTTGCTAAAGAACAACAAAAAAATTGATCGTTGGGCAAGTGACCAACTGTACACAGAATATCTTATACAGCACTTGCCTGTGGAGAATGTGAATGATGCTCTGGCACGAGCTGTGGAGTTTGGAATGGACTGGGCAGAAAAGAATTCAGCACAGCCGCAGGACTGTTTGAGATATGGTAGTACCCCGGCCATGTGCTATGCAGTCACAACAGGCAGGATATCACCTTGGGTGATTTACAATTCAGAGTCCGGACAACAGTTCTTGGGCGAACTTGCTCCTGATCAGATCAGCATGGTATGGCCTTACATCGACTCAGATGTATGGCAAAAGAAGTTTCACAACTACCCTGCTGATCAAGAATACGCAAAAGACATATTGAACAAGGCAGGTTGGTAACGTGGCGACCGTGATATTTTTAACGCTTGTACTTTTGCAGATCAAACACTGGTACATTGACTTTGTGGATCAAGATATGGTAGAGGTCAAACACAAAGGCATCTACGGTCACTGGGTGGGCATACAGCACAGTCTCAAACAGGGCATTGGTGCTGCGGTCTGTGTGGGCTTGGTAGTAGGTCCTGCCTATTGGCCAGCCAGCATTATGATGGGTGTAATAGATGCTGTCATGCACTATCACATTGATTGGGCCAAGATGAACTGGGGCAATAGAGATAAAGAGAATCCCAGCTTCTGGGCACACTTAGGCCTGGATCAGATGGCACATCAGTTGACTTATATTGGCCTTGTGGCTATAATTGCATTATGAGTGCAGACATTGACATTGATGTGCCGGACAGAACGGCTGTGCTGAAACTGATTGAACACACTGCCGCACGGCAACTGCATCAAGGTCAAGTGCGTAAGCACAATTCAGGCATCTATGTCACAGACATTCCTAGAGACATACCCAATGGCTGTGCAGCCATAGACTATGAGTCAGCAGAACAACGTGGATACTTCAAGATTGACCTGTTGAACATGAGTGTGTATCAGCTGATCCGTGATCCTGCACACTATGCAGAGATGTTGGCAGCAACACCGCCTTGGCAAAGACTATGGACAGATACTGCTTGGGCATCACAACTGGTGCATGTGGGTAATTACACAGACCTAATGTTGTCAATGCGTCCAGACAGTATTCCTAGGATGGCGGCGTTTATTTCAGTTATTCGTCCGGGCAAAGCACACTTGCAGAATCGCTCTTGGACAGAAGTGTTTGCCGAAGTGTGGAATGGTGATGATTCTAAAGGCTACACATTCAAAAAGTCGCACAGTATAAGTTACGCGGCCCTGGTAGCACTACACATGAACTTGCTCAGTCAAGGCGCCGCACAAGTGTGATTGATTTTCGTTTGGTTTTCTTGCGAGCAATGTCCATCAAACTGCAAGCTGGCCCGTGCAAAATTTCTAGATCTTTGTTGGAGAATGTGCGCAAGGTAGGGCGAAACTTGTCCCACTCCCCGCGCAGGAATATGTTTATGGGTATGCTACGATTGCTTTCCCACCACCAAGTGGCTGCTAAATCCAGATACTCCAGCTTGGCATCTTGAGCTAATACAGCACCAAAATCATATATAGTCGTAACAGCATCGTCTTTGTTTTGTACTATACCCACATATTCTTCATTGGCGTAAACACACAGCGTTATAAACGGATATTTCACCGCCAATTTTTGAAAGATATCATTGCCCATAAATATTGTTTGAGGATCCTATGTATTCAACCACCGTTTACTTATACCAGCAAATTACCAAAGTCTTGTTAGTTGACACCAGTGGTGGATATTTCACAGCGAGGTACGACCCAGTGTATGCAAAACAATTAACC